TCGGTGAGGCTTCCCATGCGGGATTGCTTTTTAAGATCAGCAAAAGACATTCGTATTCTCCGTATTGATTAGTATTGGATGTGTGTGTCGTATTGACGTATTAAGTCTAGCAGCAGGGCACCCTAGTCGTCAAGGCTTTTCTCAAGTTCGTCTATCTGAGACTCAAGAATATCAAAGAATTCATTCACGGTAGAACCAGAGGGAAGACCAAAGATTTTAGCAGAATCTAAAATTCTTTCCTTCAATTCTACTGCTTCTGGGTCATCAGAAAGTGACAATCTAAAGATAAAGTTCTTTTGTTTTTCAAGAAACTCTCTCATTAAATCAAGATGTTCCTTCTTACCAGGACTGCCAGCAAATGGGATAGTCATCAACTGTTCAAATATTTTTTCCTGTAATTTATCAAGTTCCATCACAGATTCTCTGACTACTTCCGAATCAAAAAATCCACTCATAATACTATCTCCTTTAAAATTTGCTTACATTTAGACTCATCAATATTTAGGAATGGTTTATATTTTTTAATTCTTAGACTTACGGTTTCCCATACAGGGTCTGTGATGCTTTTATCAAACCGTTTTACATAACCAAGAATCATATCAAGTATAACCATAGTCTCTAAAGTTATAGCATTTTGTAAATGCTTTTTTAGTATCTCTGGGTGCTGATTTCTTTTACACTCAAAAATAGTATCAAGATTATCTTTAGAAATAAAAACCTCACTTTCTGTTTTAAACATGTAAGTGAGGCTTTGAATTCGTTTTAACCAGTTAACATAATTTTGTTCCCCATTGGCAATGATTTCTCCAATCCAAAGTCTTTGGGGGTCATCACACTCAACAAAGTTGGCGACAAAATATGCTTTGATTTCATCGTCAGACTTTTGTCTGGACATTTTCTCAAAGAAGTATCTGTCTTTTCTTTTGTGAAAGGAATTTATAGATGCTCTAGATTTTCCACAGTATTTAAAATAATCATAACTTGACTTTGTGAAGTGATTCTTCATTGCCAAGTATGTCTTATAAACATCAAAAGGTGTCACAATTAAAATTTCAAAGTTGCTCTACTAGTTTTCTTAAGAAAATTAAGTTTGATTGCTTCGCACTTAAGTTTTTCTTTAAGTGGTTTAGACATCAGTTTGGGAACCGATTCAATCTCAATACTATTTTCTTCGCAATAAGTAACTATTGCATCGATGTAACTAATCTTTGAAACTTTTACAATGTTTTCAATGTCTTGAGCAAATTTCTGTGGACATAAGAACTTATCTTTGATTGCATCTTTAATATTTTTGTCCATGTTAACTGGTTTTGCTATCAACAAATTCTCTAATGTATTCGACGAGAAGTTTAATATACTTCCCTTTGTCATATTCTTCATAAACAACGCACTCTCCGTTTTCACATGCCATTAAAATTACAAGTTTTTTAACTGTTATACCAGTCATTTCATACAGCATACATGCATATGCTGCTGCTTGAACAAAATAGTGTTCAATCCATTCTACTGGTTTTGGTTTTTTAGAAGTCTTGAAGTCAATAACTGCAAGTTCACCATCATATTCTGCAATACAATCTACTGTGCCAGCAATTCCCAACACTTCACTGTAAAGTGAATCTTCAATTGCATGGATATTATTTATTTTATCCAGTTCTTTTCTTGCAATTTTAAATAGATAATCAGACAGAGGTTGTACTTCAGGCAACTCAGGAATATTGAGCAGATAATTTTCTACAAGTGAGTGCATGTCAGTTCCTCTACTTGTAGCTTGTTTAGTTATCTTATCTGCTTTAGCATCACCAACTTTTTTTCTCCATTCAATAAAAATCTGACGATTCTTGTGACTAGTTACTGAAGTAATAGATACAAGTCGTTTTATATTTTCCTTTCCAGGAATTTTATAAAACCTAACTCCATCAATAGTTTCTCTTTCTAGTTTAGGAAGATGTAAATCAACATGATTAAATTTAGACATTCAAGTTTAGTTCCATTTTTGCAGTTAGATATTCTTTAACCAATCCTGAACGAACAATATCATCAAGACCAAATTCAATTATATCAAAAGATGGCATTTTTCTCAAGATTGACATGAAATCACTGATGCCATTCTTTTCATTCTGTCTAACTAAGTCACTCTGCGATGCATCACCACAGAACATAATCTTAGAATTTTCACCAACACGAGTAATGATACTATCAAGTTCATGAAAATTCAAGTTTTGAAATTCATCAACGATGATAATAGAATTGTCAAGAGTAGTTCCACGAACAAATGAAGTGCTCCAGAACTTAATCGTTTCTTGCTGCTTTAGATTTCCATACAGCATCTCAAAGTCAGTGTCAGTTGGAAGTTGGAACATGTATTTCACCATGTTCTTGTATGGAATCTGATAGATGTCTGCCTTATCCTCATGGTCACCAGGGAGAAAACCAATCTCTCTAGTAGCAACTAGGGAACGGATAACATAAATCTGTTCATATGGACTAATTTCATCCATCACTTCATTCAATGCTTTATATAAAGTGATGAATGTCTTTCCAGTTCCTGCTGCACCATAAGCAACAATATTTTTTCCTTCATTATAAGAATCAAAAAGTTTTATTTGATTATCAGTTAAAGGTTCAATATCAAGAAGGAGGTCATTATTCAATGGTCTCTTTCTCTTCATCTGTTTAGCAGTCATGCCAACTCCAATAGGTTGGTCAGATGCTCCTCTCTTTTTTCTAGCCATATCAAATCTTAAGGTTTCTTGCTCCAGGTTGTTGTGATGCTTTTTCCAACACTTGATTCCAACCTGGTTTTTCTTTTACTAGTTTGTTTTGCCAATCACCAACTTCACCAAATCCTGGTGCGTTGTATGGAGTATAAAATCTTTCCCATTCTGGGTTGTCTTCTCTCCACTGATCCCATTCGTGAACACTCATCTTCACTTCTTTGGTTTCACCAGTTTCTTTATGCTTTACAGGATAAGTTGCCATTCTTTATAATTTCAATACGAAAATATTTAGACCCACTCTAGAGCTTCTGCACAAATTGGGAACTGCTCAGCAAAAATACTCTTACATTCATTAGCAATATCCATGTGCTCCTTCTGTGTGCCGTTTGCAGACCTCAGAGTTATATAATGGATCCATGATCGAACTGAGCCAGTCATGTATAGTCTTGTGGGTACGGCAAGTGGAAGCACAAAGCGGGCACATTCCTTTGCGATCCCATCATCAAGCATTTTTTGATACAGTTCCATGCCATGTTTAAAATGGTCTTGCATCAAGATTTGATACTTTTGAATCATGAACGGGTCAATATCATCAATAGAATTTTGACGATTCTTGGTGTCTTGCCTGCGGAGTTCTGGGAGGGGAATCGTCTGCGAGAGTAGGGAAGAATCAGCATAGCGTTGTGAAAACTCTTGATATGTGAACGAACGGTGACGCAAAATTTGAGCTGCCAGTCCCCTGGTAGTCTCAATCTCAAGAGTCATGAATGCCTGCTCAAACACAGACCAATGTTGGTGATTGATACAATACTTGAGTAGTCCTGCAACCTTTGGATTTTCCTGGTTATTTGGGTTGCTTACACGGGCAACATAACCCATATGCTTTTCTGCATCAGGAGTAGCACTAATAAGTTTTACATTCATTTTCCAAATCCTTTTTTCTGTGTTTTTTCTAATTCAGCAATTTCTTGCTTTAAAATTCTTAATTGTGATTTAATCTCTCTAATCTTTTCGTCATCGTAAAGATGTTCTTGTTTAACAAGACGTTCCAGCATCTTTACTAATTCTTTTCCTCTACTAGTCATTGCACTCAACAAATAATTTATATGCTAATGTTACTCTCAAACCATTAAAAAATTTAGAAGTTGGTTGAGAATGATGGAGAATAGTACTATCGAAATATATGCAACTATTTGGTCTAGGTAAGAATATCAGATCACTATCACCACAATCAAATACTGTTCCACCTGCCCATTCTTTTTGCCATTCGGAATTACAATAAATTAATAAAGTTCTTCCATTAGAATCAAATGAATCTGGATGTGGATAACCCTGATGTCCAAAAGTTGCACCATTTAGATAAGCTCTTTCGCATCTTACTACTTTTTCACCAGTATTGTCATGTATAATTTTTACTATTTTTTGTAGTAAGTAATCTGTAAAGAATCCTTCCCCATCTAGTCTACAATTCCAAAAACGAGTTTTTCCAATTTGAGTTGATCCAGTAAGTTTCCAAGACAAGTGATAATCATGGTTATAATTAATTTTATTAACTATATTAAGAATTTCAGTATAG